AGATCGGAGAAGAAGTTATTCCAGTTCTGCCAGACAAAGTCTTTGGAGTCCGCATCCGGAACAGTCAAATAATAAACAGCATCTCTGGGCCATTTCTTATCCTCGGCAGTGTTCGCCAGATACTGATTTGCATAGATGTCTTTGTAGTCGCCCTCAGCAATATCGAAACTGATCGTCAGATGGCTGCCTTTGCCGTTGCGGTTCTGCTCTTCGATCGCGTTCATGATCTTGACCACATATGCGCCCTTCGGCAGCGTTTCAAATGATTTGTTGGTGCGTTTGGTTTTGTCGTATTTGGGAAGTGCCATTATTTAACCTCCATAGCTTTAATGCTTCTGTTTATTCTTTCGGGCATGTATTTAAAACCGCTATCACGAAGGCTCTTTGATATACCATTCAGTGTTTTAATTTCGCTGTTTACAGCGTCAACATATGCCCTGCTTTTGTGAACCATTTCAAGCGTTGCGTCATATACCGCTGTAAGACTTGGCTCGTAAAATTTGCAACGCCCGCATTTTTCATGCGATGTTATCGCGCAATAGCGTTTTCCGTTCCTTCGATACATGCAGGTGGCTGATTTGTCCACCCCCCCCCCATATTTGCAGATTTTATGATTTCCGCTTTAATTTCTCTAAAGCCCGTACTGCTCATTATTTAACCTCCATGTTGTAATATTCTCTGATCGCCACATCCACCGCCTTCAGGTCGTTCGGAATCTCCAGATCGAACATTCCCTCCGGCGACTTGGCTGTTGATTGTCCGTTGCTCTGAGTGAAGAATTTATGATCCTGACAGTAAAGAACAATGTCAAAGCACCCTTCCACGGTCAGCTTCTCATCGAGCATCTTGCCGATCGTCTTGACCTTCTCGCGCCCGTCAGTGTCGAGCTCTGAGTGGTGGAGAAAGTACACGATTTTGTTGTCATCTTCCAGATCGTTGACGAAGTGAATCAGATCTCTGAACTTCTGAGCCATGCTCACAAACTTGTCGTATCCCTTCTCATACGTCCGATCGAACAGCTCATTAACGAGCAGATACTGTGAATCATCAATCACGACGGTCTTCACCTTTGCGACCTGAATCGCCTTTGTGATCCATGCGTATTTTGCGGCGTTGACTTGAGCCGCGTCCCTGGCTTCCCCGTTTGTCGGGTCCTTCGGGACTCTCACAGTCTTGATGTCGCTCCGGAACGGAAGCCGTCCCTTCTCGACCGAGATCACACCGATCTCATCAGCTTTGAAATTTTTAAGTGAATATGTCTTTCCGGAACCGGATCGACCGATAATAAGAACAGGCAGTGCCATTAGTAACCTCTCCCTTCCGGGGTATTCCCCCACATCGTCTGAATGTATTCTTCCAGCGCATCCCGAAGCCCCTGATTGACGTTGGACTTCCGGAGCTTCTCGATCTGACCTTCCATGCACGATTCGCAGATACATGTCTGATCAGGTTCGTCATCGTACACTATGTAGCATTTGTCTCTTGCGATATTCTCCTCGCAGACCATGCAGATAGGCCGGTGACGGAGCCAAATTTCGTTTTCTCTGTCTTTGCGTTCCCAATAAAGGTCCGCTTCGACATTCGCGTCCGGCCGGATCATTTCAATAACCTCTCTTCAAACTGCGTCAGGTACTCGATGACGTTCTCGCGGCTTTCGCCGTCCTTGACCATCCGGATGATGAACTCGACAGTCTCGCAGATGTCGTCAAACATTTCGTTGACTTCGTTGATGTGATTCGTTCGTAAGCTACCACTTTTCATAAAAACCTCCATGTGTTAAAATGGCGGTGGACGATAGTCCACTCAGTTAATTGTTGCTCGGCGGGTTTGTGACTGGTACTCATAAGCTCGCCATTCTTTTGTGATTCTGTCTGCTGTAGCGTCTCTTCCGGAGCAATTCGTCATAAGCCACCAGAGCGACCCATGCGACATGGGCGACCAGATAGCCGATTATGAAAGCATCACTGCTCTTCTGGAACACGAAGCTCTTACTGACTACGATGCCCAGCAGAACCGCCAGCAGAAAATTCTTGAGATTCTCAAAGCGTTTACCCTTCATTGTTTCTCCCCTCTTCGTATCGTGGAGCGATCCCCCTTTCGATCAGATCCCGATACCTTAGTGCATCGTGGAATACGGTGTCTTTGATCCTGATCCGATTCCCGAAGTTAATGATTGCATCGCACCGTGTCGGATACCGCCGTCCGTCCTCCTGCCGGATGACCTTTATGATCCGGTCAACGGTGCTCTCGCTGATGTGGTAACGGTTCATCAGCTCTTTTCGTGTGCTGTACATCCTCCTTCCTCCTTTTGCGCCCCTTTCATCCTTAGCTACGCGCCCGTCATCGGCTTTTCCGTTCTTAGGCGGGGGAATTATCCTCTGCGATGTCTAAGCCGTCCGAGCCCATAGCTGCGTCCGCGCCAGAAGCGGGAGGTTTAAAATTAAGCGTTCTTTTAAACTTCGCTTTCTGCTCTGCAAACGGGTCAACCGTTGCTTCAACTATTGCAATGTCCTCTTCGGTCGGACGCTTCCCTTTTCGATAAGGCCATAAAGCACAATCTGTTATCGGGCACGATGCGACCTCTTGCATGTTCCAGTTTGCACATTCAAGGCATTTCGTCCTCATTGCCCTGACGGGCGTTTCTACTTTCATAATCCCTCCAGTATCCTATTAAGTTACTTCTTGGCAAAAAAAATTGCGGCTGGATCCTCAATATGGAGTATGTCAATCATCATCTGCATTTCGTCACTCCCGAACACACCCTTTTTCATTTTTTCATAAAAGGTCTTCGGAGTGATGCCGATCTGATTTGCTACGTCCTGCTGAGAATAACCGCTTTCAACGATTATACCCTTCAACTTGTCCGTGTTTATCATCTCTTCACCTCCTTTGGTAACGTGTCAAGTTACCCTTATCTTAGCACGTTTTCGTAACTTGTCAAGTTATTTTTGGTTGTAGAAATAACATTTATGTGCTATTATTCGCTTTAGACGGTGGTGGGCATATTAATAGGTAGTCTTTCCTCGTCAGATGCCGTCAAAATCGCGGTTTGTAGCCGTCAGGAGCCGTCAGAAGTCGTCAAATTCTGCCCCTTAAATGCCCCTTGAGAGCACAAAAAAAGAGCCCCCAGTGCCTATAGGGGAAAGCACTGAGGGCCAGAAAGGAGAGAAAATGAAAATATGGCAAGTAGGGCCTTGCTATCAGTTGAAAAGTGCATACCATGCAGAGCCGTCCATGCGTCCGGTCTGAGGAATGCTGTGGTCTTTCTGGAACGCAAGCAACGCGAGCCGAGTTGACTCGGTGAAGGTTCCAGAGAGTGTTGCCGTGTAACCGCGTCCGGCAAGCACACCGTTGAGGATGTAGCCGAAAGTCGGATGCTTTTTGATTTCGGAATTAGTAACGTCCTCAGCCCATTTCTGGGAGAGGGAATAAAAATTGCTGTTGCCTACCGTCAGCGGTGCGCCGTAGTATTTTACAGCCATGTACTTCCATACGCACACAGAAGCGTCTCGTGTCTTTTTGCCATAATCGCCGTCTTCGGTCAGCAAGCCGTTGCAGTAAGTCTTTAAGAGCTGGGCATAGTTTTCGTTAAGGAATTTTTGATACTTCAGCACGGTGTCGCTTCCGGAGCTGTTGCCGATCGCATAGACTCCCTCGACATGACCGACATAATCACGTTTAGCGCGGTCAGGATTTGCACCGGCATAAAGGATCTGATCACCGACCTTCAGCTTCTCAGGCTCCACAATATGCCCCTTCTCGATTTTGATGTCCAGACGGGTAAATGCGGAAGAATCATACATGCCTTCTGTGTTGTAGTTCGGTATCGGCAGACCGATTGCCTTGAGTGTCAGGCACTGCGATGATGAGCAATCTGAGTAATATTTGCCGTCACTATAAGGGATATAACAGTACCCGCGTTTATCCTGGCTATACTTATTCCTTCCCAGAATGGTCTTGTATTTGTCATGATAGGCTTTACGGAGCGTGTCTGTCATGCCCTTCGGACGCAAGACACAGATGATGCCCTTCCTCCATGTCTTGCCGTCCTTGTTGACAATCTGGGAATACCGGTAAGAGTTATATTTCGCCGCCGAAGTGATGCGAGGTGTTCCGGATCCGTGACCGCAGATGGTCACATCAGACTCTTTCATTCCTTTGGGGCCTCCGGAAGCCCTGTTGCGATGGAAGTCAGAATCGACAGGATCCCCGCAAGCGCGGACGCGGATGCCACTGCGATCCAATTAACGTCAGTAAGCATGACGGATGTGCCGATCATAGCGATCGCAGTCTGGCAGATAGTTCTCACGGCACGGATCAGCGCCGCTTTCCAGAAGTCTTTTCCCATGTTTAAATACCTCCCTTTGTGATGATGTAGGTGACGGCAGCGGACACGATAACTGTGATGATGGTCTTGACCGTGGTCTTCCAGTTCTCAGCCGGTTCGGCTTCTAATGACTCCAGCCGTTCGCCCTGCCGTTCCTGTTCCTGTTTCATCAGTCTCATGTTGGTTGCCAATTCCTTGACGGCAATCGTCAGGTCATTGATGCGCTCCATGAGGTTCTCAAGCTTATCAAGCCGATGATTCTGCCTGTTGTTTTCGTCATCGACCCGCTTGAGTCGTTCGTCATATTCTGCTCTTGTTACAAAATCATCAGCCAATGGCTCACCCTCCATGTGTGTTAAAGTTCCTTTTTACTCAGTTGCTTCAGACCACCCGAAAACGGACGGCTCCCAGACGTTGCCGTCTACATCAGAAATCCAATGTTTGCTATTGTGGCTGACCTTCGCGCCCTTTGCATATGCGTCTGTACTGCCGAGCGGCTGAATCCACTCAGGCCATTCAACAGATGGGTCATCTACTCGCACCCAGAGGGACGGAGAAACATCGGGAGTCCATGTTGACTGACTTGTGTGAGCGGTTAAGCATTTATACAGAGTGCCGTTATATCGGATTCTTTCGTCAACCGCATATTCCGTATCCGTTGCCCATTCAGCGAATAACTCCACCGCTTGCAGTGCGTCCGTGTCGGAGAGGGAAGCGGATGCTTTGATGATAAGTTCCCTCAGTTTTTCAAGTTTTCTCCTAATCATACTGCACCCCCTAACAGGATTTTGAGTGCTTCGGAATCTGGTACGTCCTCATCTTCGGGGTCTGGCTGTGGCTCTTTTTCGTAGGACTCCCATGTAAGGTCAGTCTTGAGCCGATAGCCGATTGTCGCTGTTTCTTCGGGTTTCGTCTGTATTGCGGAAACAATTTCGTTGTATTCTGCTTCGGTGATTTCAATCCCTATATTACCTACACCGATTCCACAGATATATCCGTTTTCTACTATCTTAAACTTCATATTGCACTCCTCACGGGTCAAGATTTACGACGTAAATTCTATACATAAGTCCTGCCTTAAAAGTTCCGTAACTACCGCCCAAACTTAGAACTCCCGTGTTTGTGTTATAACTTGCCATATATTGGTCTGCACCAAATTCCCCGTTTGGTCTTAGTATCACCGACCCATTGGTTTGATTACCGGGACTACCGCCCTGTGGGGCTGAATCCCAATTGGCGCGTGTCCACGTTATAGCCCAATACAAGGCACTGTCGGGCGTTGGAATCTCAGACGCTACCACTGTTATGGAATACCGTGTCATAATCGGTAACTGCACATCAAGTTTATTTGATGACGTAGCGTTACTTGCGGGAGTCACTTCAATGTATGTAAGACCTGTTGGCAAACTTCCCCCACCGCTCACATTGACCGTCAGAGAATTAATCAGCGTGGTATCATATGTGTCATTTGCGGTCACGGTATCGGAAGTCTGAGCCACCAATGCACCGTTGCTGACTACCTTGCCCTCATCGGATGCGGAGTAGGAGTTAGGCACTGCAACATCAACTGCGGCATAGCCTACAACGTCTTGATTAGAGCCGTTTGCCGTGATATTCTTTGTACCGCTATCAACCGCCGATGCCGGAACGGCAACTGTTACCTGTGAATAGCCGTCTGCGAAATCCGATGAAGCGTTGTATGTGCCGTTTGCAGAAATGTTCTTGGTGATTAATGTTGAGCCGCCACCCGAAACGTCCGTCAAGGTGAGGTCATCTTCTAAGTATTTGCCCTCAGTCAGCAAGGTCTTTGTATCGTTGCTAACAGTCGTGAGCGTCTGCCCCTTATAACTTACTGTCGTACTCATCCCACACCCCCGTTATATATCGGCAACTGCAAGGTGAAAACAGTCGTGTTGTCATCGTTCTTGAAGCTGATCAGACCGCCCGAATCAATCGAAGCGGACTGTGCTATATCTGCCTTTAAATCATCTAAAGCGTCCTTGATGACTTTGTTCTGAACCGGGTTTGTGCTTGACGATGACATGGCCGAATCGACTGTGATTCCACCGCCCTGTGCGACTTCGTTGATTGCGTCAACCAGATTGTCTTTGTCCGTGGTAGTCAGTTCGGACAAATCACCGACCTCTGCCATCAGCTGGCTGATCGCACTCTGCTCTTCCGGGGACGGCTCTCTGTCTGACGGCTCAGGTCGTTTGATGACGGGAATCTCGATGCGGTAAAGCGTAGTCGTTGCATCGGCTTCGGCTTCCACATAGAAAGCATAGACTGTCGAGCCGGTTGCCAGCAAGTCGTTCGGAATGACCGCCCCGTCTGCCCCGCCGATGACGCTGACAGAATCCTGACTGTCAATGTAATTGGAGAAGTCAACGCGATAGCTTCCAGCCAGATCGAAGCCAATCAGCTTCAAATACTGTTCGCCCACGTTGTACTGAAAGACCGGCGCAGTTTTGAAAAATATCTCGTTGCCGACCTTCTCAACTGATACAGTGTAGCTCATTTTTGCGCTCCTTTATTTAAGATTCTTCGGGTTCAATGTGTTCAAACATTTTGCTCTCAATCAGGTTTCCGTTGTGGTAGCAGAGCATCGCAGTGTGGTACGGAACAGAAGATATTGATGCCGCCGCACAAATTGTATAAAAAGCATTGTACGCCTCTGCTTCAGTTGCTTTTGTTACAGGAGGTACGACCGCAGTGACTCCTTCTGCATTGGTTTGATATTCATGAATGATATACATAGGGTTCTCCTTTAACTTGCCGTGCAGTAACAGCCGTTGATTTCGATAACGCCACCCGAAGCAATAGCCGTTGCCGGATTGATAACAAGATTGTTTGCGGCTCTTGAATATACATAAATGTTCTGTGGGGTTGCTGAACCCGACTTGCCGTAAATACCGACAGTGCTTGCGGGTATTGGACTCAAATCACCAATGTTATAAACAGTTTCCGCCGACAGTGCTGTTTTTGCCGTAAGAACCATATTTATACAGGCTATTCTTCCCGATTTTTGCAGATATTGTCTTGTCAATGTAAAGTGCGTTGTGTCCGTCAGCGTAAATGTAGGCGTTGATTTCAAGGCGTAAGAACTCAAGTCAGAAGTCCTTGCGATTGTCTGCCAACTGCCCCACGCATTTGAACTGGTTCTGATTCTGTACTTAATTACAGATGCCGCATTGTTTTGCCATGCTATTTGCATCCGCTCATAAGCCGAATCGTAAGAACTCCATTGATATACGCACAACTGGAAGCCGCTGTTGGTAAAAGGAGCATTAGAAAGCGTTGCTGCTATGGTGCCGTTTGGACACACATAAGTTCCGGGGGTGGTTAAACTGTTTATGTTCTGCCCCGAAACGATTGCGTTTTGACTTGTGGTTGCCCAAAACGGTTCTATGTATCTGTTTTGCAGTTGTAAGTATGCTCCCGATGCATCACCGCCACGATTGAAGTTCAGATGGCTTGTCCGCTGATCATAAGAATCCCAGTAATAGATTCCGTCAATCGGAGACATCGTGCCAGTGTAAACCTTTTCGGTTGCGGCTTGACCTTGTTCGTACAGTGCCTCTGTCACATACTGCAAATACTGAGAGTTAAACTCGATGCTTTCACCATATTTGATAGTTGTGTTGTTAACTTCAACGGCTGGCGTTCCGCTTGAATAATGACGAATAACATTTTTCTTCGAAGTGAACGCAGGGCTTTCTGCATCTTCGTTGTCATTCACTTCCGCAGTGTTCCGAAGAGTCATGTCTCCGTCTTCTTCCATCTGCGAATGTTCCATGTTCCATTGGAAAATCTTGTTTGTCTTGTCCGCTCTGAAAATTTCGTTATTGTTGTTGTCGTAAATAACAAGCGCACCTGCGTTTATCCAGTCAGCATTTATCCCGTTTGCAGATAGGATGTTCGCAATCAGATTGCCGTTTACCTCAAGCCCGTACCATGTAGGAGTAGGGTCTGTTCCGTTTGCTGTTACCATCACGCCAACATCGGAAATCATTATCTGAATGTCAGACTCAGCAAGAAGAGGCTTGTTGTGCATATAGGTTATCGTTGCGCCGCCCGGAGTTACCTGTTGCGTTTCGTATAACCCGTTTGCGTTTGCAATCCGCTGGCTAAGGTCTTCCGTGATGACTGTCGTTTCTTTTGCAATGTTTACCGCTTCCATCGAATTGCGAATTGCAACCATAGCGGTTTTATCATCTGTTGGCGGGGCTGAATCGTTACCCATAATCCACGCCGTTCCGCCTGCGACTCTTACCCTTACCGTATCCCCTTCCGAAGCATTAATGGTCAGTGCCACGGGAGTTTCATCCACGCCGCCGGGGATGTGTACCCATGCCGTATTGCCCTCAACCCTGACAACCTGTGCTTCAGTGTCATACGCTTGCGTTTTCGGTTTTGACGCGGACAGGGCTTCGATAATGTCGGATGTAATTCTGTTTATTGCCATGCCGCTTCCTCCGCTGTTTTGCCGTTTGCCTTTAAGTCAATGTTTTGCGCCGTTACTCTGAAAATGCCGTCAATCTTCTGCTCTGGATAATGCAAGCGGACTAAATCGCCCACCGTTACGTCAGGATGGTATCTTCTGTCATATTTTGCTTTCAGCACTACGTTCTGTTCTTCTTTCAGCCTTCGCCGTGCATAACTCTGTAAGCTTTCCGATTCCGTCAGCTTGACGTTGTTTTCCTCTTTCCAGATTTCCCGCCCCCGCGATACAGTCGAAAAAATGCTGTCCGGGTCATCATCGACCGCAACCGCACTCACATCGTTCTGCACCGCCCGGAATACGTTCGGGCAAGAAAACCAATCATAACCAACTGACAGCTTCGGCTCCAGCGCGTCATACTCGATGCAGTCGAATGTCGTGACCGCTTCCGTGGCTTTCGGCTGAATATAGATTTCTCCCATGCCGGTGATTCGTAACCGCCAGTTGATAGCCGTCAGAAGCTTGACCGCCATCGTCAGTCTGCTTTCGCCGTCTTCCGCGATGTAAGCCGTCTGCAAAATCGGCGAAACGCCCTCGACTACTTTCGGCGCGGGAGTGGCTTCCAGAAGCTGTGCGATAAGTTCCGCACCCGAAGCACCCGCCGGTGCATACCATCCACGCGGAAGAAGAACGTCCTGTGCCGGTTTCAAAACGCTGTAGCATTCCACCTGATTCGTGAACAGCCGTCCGTTTATGTCCCTGTCCGGGGATGTAGCCAGCCCGGTAAACACCGCGATGTGCTGGCTGTCGCCTTCCTGTGCCGTGTCCATCCACACACGCACCCATCTTTCAGCCGTCTGGTCATAGTCCACGCAATCAAGCGATGCAGATTCTATGAGAGCGCCCTCCGACCGGCTGACGCTCCCGCCGTAAATATCTATCCTTTCAACATCGCGCCATGTCGCAACATCTACGGTCTTGACATAGCACAATGCTGAATAACCCTTTGCCCAATTCATGAGGCCACCCACTCGGAATAAAGCATCCCGTCAAGCGTCTGTGAATCCACTCTTGTGATTGACAGCGAGAATGCTGCAACCTTGCCCGCCTGTTCGTAGGTCCGGGATTCGCTTACCGTGACATTCGCCGCGAAGCTTGAGCCGTCCACGGTCCGCACATGACAGATGCCCGGATACGCCGCAAGCCTCCGCATGGTCGCGATAAGGTCCGGGTCATCCGTGACAACCGCGTCAGCGTTCACCGATGTGCTACGATGCACCGCAAGATTCCAATCGCCCTGAACCGCACCGCCAAGGTATGTCGTTTCCGTGAAGTCTTTCTCCCAGCTGTGACTAACGTCCATATCGTAGGCAAGTTCTACTTGATGCCCGTCAAAGTCAATAATTGTCTTCTGGCTGTCGATGTATGCCGGAACGTCAATCCATGCAAGTTCGTTATCCGCCGTGATGTAATCGCCGTTGGAAGTCACGTAAACAATTCTATAACCGCCTGTTTCGCCGATTGTCGGATACGGATCAACATAGGCCGTGTCAAATTCCGCGCCCTCAATAATCTTCACCGGCTTATCGGCTGACAGTCTGTAAATATCAACCGCGTCACCTTCTTCAGCATCTTCCGGCTCGATTGCCCTGATAACGGCCACCCCGTCACCGATTGCCGCACGGCCTTCTGGAATGACGGCTTGATGCGTCCAATGCACTTCAAAGTCGATTGCCTCTTCTGCGCTCTGTCCGTAAGTGTCCTGCACCGTTGCAATCAGTCTGTACGGCGCACCGTCATCCAGCAGCCCATTCAGGTCAGCCAGGTTGATGGTTATCGGATCCTCGCCCGGCTGTGAGTAAGTGCAAATGGCCTCACCCTCCCAGCCGTTGAATCTGCTTTCGTCAGGTCTGTCAAGAATGTACGTTGCCGCCCTTTCGATCACCACCGATGTCGTACCACCAGCACCCGCGCCGGTGACTGTCAGCTCGATCGGCATCTCTTCCAGAGCCGTGACTGTCCGCGTTCCTCCGGAGCCATCGTCAAGCGTTTCGGATACCAGAGAAGCAGTGCTGACGCTGATGCTGATCGGTTCAGCTACCGCGATCGCCACTGGATCACTCCATGCGCTTTCGTGACCGCTTGCTGAAACCACACGAACAACCAGATAATAAATCCCGCCTGTCACCCATCCGGCAAGTGCGCTGTCGAAATCAACATGCCGTGCCGTGGTTGCGGTTGCTACGGTCTGCCCGTATGTCACGACCTCTTCGGTATAGGTCACTTGTTTAATCTCGGCGAATGCCTGACCTGTGCCGTCAGTGCTGACGTAGTTCCACGATGCCGTGAATGCGCCGTCCGACTCACTGATCACTGACCGAGTCAGCGAAAGCATCGGTTTATTCGGTGCAGATGACAAATCAATGGCTACAGTGTCACTATAAGGCCCATATGTGACCTCATCATCGACTTCTCTTCCAAATCTGAGCCTAAAATACCATGTAGTACCCACGGTAAGCCCAGAAACGCGCCACTGTGCAGCATTTATGCTCGATACTACATAAGTAGCCGGTTCATCGGTGGATTCCCAAGCATTCGGGTTCTCTGACCAGCTGATTTCCGTCTGGTTCGCGTTGAGCCATGACCATGCCCATGTGATAACCACTTCGCCGGGAGTCTCTGACTGATTGACCGTCACAGCGGACGGAGCAGTCGGAACAACACCGCCGTCCCATACCGCGTCAGACTTCAGCTTCGCCGTGATCGCGTAAGAAATGACCCCTTGGCCGAGATTCCCTTTGCCAATGTAAGAACCCTGGAACGCATACACGCCAAACGAAATTGCTGACTCTCCGGACCAGTTCGGGCACTGCACCGTCACGCTCGACTCACCGTGCGGAATGATTCCAACCACGATGTCAGACTTGCCAGACCTCCGGAACACGACCGCAAGCACCGAGTCAGGAACATCGCTGTTGTTTGTCGCCGTAACCGTTGCGCGGTATGTCTGGTCGTTTGTGACTACTGTCAGACCGGAAGGAGCAGAGAGCTTACCGCCATAAACGAAGTAACCGGCATTCGCTCTGAAATTGCTGTCATGATTCACGCCCACGCGGACCCATAAGCATTCATCCTCACCGATTGCATCATCAACAAGGAACCTTGCAGCATCTGTGCCGCCGGTGTCTTTCAAGGTCGAAACCGATTGCCAGCTTGCACCGACAGGAACCGAAAGATTTGCTCCCGGTGTGTCAATAGCCCACTGCGGTGTCACCGTGTCGATCGGATGTGCCGCGTCAGCTGATGCCGTCCACGTCATTTTCACCCATGTGAGTGACCCGGCTTCCTTTGAGGCACTGTTCACGACCGGCGTGTACGGGATTGCATACACATGCTTTGCATACCGCCAATAAGAGCAGCCTTTAATGCCGCCGTTGCCGCCGCACCCTCTGGCGCGGACCCTGAACCATCGTGTATAGGAATTCTGTGCCAGAATCGTTGAATCTTCCGTTCTGGTGCTGGATCCCGTTGCCGCACCGGTTCCGGTTGCCCAGCCGAGTGTTGAGGATTTCCATGCAAGCTTTGAGCCGTCTGTGACGTTGGACTCTTTCACAAGAATCGTCTGCCATTCCACATTGTAGAACGGCTTCAGATTCGTGTTGCTGACATTCGGCGTGGACCATGAGAACGTTGTGACATTGGTGTATGTGTCGCTCAGTTCCGCCGTAAGTGACGGAGTCTCCGGAGCGGTCAGATCCATGATGCACTTCGCCCAGTCGGACCATGCGTATTCGTTTTTTGGCGAACTCCGCTTGCCTCTGACCCAGAAGTGAATTCCCCAGAAGTAATTATTTTTATTAGGCCAATAATCTGCTGCATTGAAACTGACGGAAGCCGATGTCGCTGTGTTGCTGATGCTGACGGATTGCCACTTCGTCCATGCGCCCGTTGCACCCGTCCAGATCCTCCACTGAAGCTGTTGACCGCCGCCATAATCCTTGTCCGCGATTTTCCAGCTTAATGTGAACTTCATGCCGTTGCGGGCTATGCTCAACCCGCTCGGTTTTTTGGTAGCTGCCATTTATGCCATCCTCATTTCCATCTTGATCTGTCTCGCAAACTTAGAAGCCCACGCTTCCGGATCCTCCGCGCCATTGACAGTGATGTAATTTGTCACGCCTCTGCCGCCGGTTACTTCTTTGATGTCTCTCAGCAGTGCCTCACGTCCGTAAAGCATCTCATCACCGGCTTCACCCGCTCCGATCAGTGTCGGATTGGTGAAAACGTACGGGTCACTCATAGCTTTTGCATACCACTGAACCGAGAAATGCGGAAGTGAACCTTTGCCGCCGATTCCGAATGGAGCCTCACCGCCGCTGACCGAAATGTGCGGAAGCGTCAAGCCGGAGAAAATTCTGCCGATCGACAGCGGGAACATGCCTTTGATACGGCTCAGAATTCCGCTGATCGTGTTCTTCGCTGATTCTATCGGTCCGGTGATCGCGCTCTTGATGCCGTTCCAGACGCTTGAAGCTGTGGACTTGATGCCGTTCCAGACATTCGTGCAGATCGTGCGGATTGCATTCAGCGCCGTTGTCACGATGCTCTTCGCAGATTCCCATGCACCGCGCCAATCACCCTTCAAGAGCGAACTGACCATCTGGATCACGCCCTTGATGATGTCACAAGCTGACTGCACCACCGTCTTGATGTTCTCCCAGATAGTGTTGAAAGCCGTGCCGTCTGTCTGGGCTTCTGTGACCAGCCATGCGATTGCCTGAGAGATCAGACCGATTGCAGAACTGACGATTCCGGCGACTGTCTCGATAACAGACGAAACACCGCCCCAGACATCGCCCCAGCTGATTCCAAAGTTGCCCATCGCATCGCTGACAGTTCCGATGCCGTCCTGAAGCGCACCGAAAACAGTCTGGATGACTCCCCACGCCAAGCTGACAGC